CGTGGGATCACGGCACTCCGGAAAACCTCGGCGGAATCTCGAAAACCGACGAAGGCCAGGTCTTCGAAGACAAAGACGGACACATCTGGAATCTAAGGCAGGCCACCACCAAGGAGATCGAGCAGCACACCGAAACCGAGTATTACCACTCCGCGCTCGCCTCCTCGATTGCCTCGAACATCCAGTTGAATTCCGCTGTGCGTGCCATGCGCTTCCTCGAAGCTTACAAAGGCTCGCCTGAATTCAAGGAGATCGCGTGGAAAGGCACGGGCAATCCCCCGCAGGGCTGGCACCCAACCAAGCTGCAACAGTTTGCGGGCTACTACTTCGAGCCGCGAACCGCCGAAGTCTTGGATGACTATTACGACCGCATGCGCAACGGCCAGTTCGGTGTGATGCAGTCGATCCAGAAATTTCTCCGCGCCGCGTACCTGATGAACCCCATCGTCCACCCGTTGAACGTGGCCGCGTCCTGGGCGTTCGAGAAAGGGCTGACCGGCTTCGCGCCGTGGAAGTGGAAAGCCGTCTACAAGAGTGGAAATAAAGCAGTGAAGGCCGTGCTCACGAAGAATCAGGACTACCTCGACGCGCTCGACGCCGGCGCCGCGCTGCAATCCCATCGCGAAGAATTGCAGGACATCCACAAACTATTCTTTGACCGGCTCGCCGAAGGCCTGGACAAAAAAGAATCGTGGGCGATGGACGTAGCCAAAGCTCTGGGGATCGAGCACGGCAATCTGCTGAACCTACTGCACAAACCTTCTTCGCTCGCCGCCTGGTTCTCCTCCGACGTGATGTACCTGCAGGCCGCCTACCAGTATCAGATGGAGCATCCCGGCGTGGAATTGAAAGACGCGCTGAAGGAAGCGGGCAGGATCATCCCGGAGTATCGCGTCCCGACCCGCATCCTCGACAATCGATTAGCCTCGAAGGCCATGACCAATCCACTGATCTCGTGGTTTGGTGCCTACCACTACGGTTTGCTGAAGAGTTTCGCGGAGGCGGGGAAAGCCGCGCTGGGCGCACAGAAGCCGACGGAAGGCCGCACCAAAGCGGAGGAAGTAGCCAAGGGCTGGGATCGTCTCGCCATGCTGGGGTTAATCACCATGGTTCTCTATCCCCTGCTGGACCAACTGGCAAAGAAAGAGACCGGGGATGAGCATGCGCGCGTGCGCCGCTCCGGACCTGCGGGCTACGTGGACTCCGCCGAACAGGTCGCCGAGCACAAGCAGGATGTAAGCTCCGCAGCCCAGAAAGTTTTAACTCCCTCGCCCATCACGAAAGGCGCGGCAGAATTGGCATTCAATCGCGACTTTTTCACCGGACACCAGATTTACGATCCGCACGCGGACTGGCGGACGCAGGCGAATGAAGTCGGGCATTACCTGCTGGGAGATTTTGGTGTGGCGGGCCAGTACCAGAAGGCCGAAACGTCCGCACAGAAACGGCGCTTCCTCTGGCAGCAAGCGGGAGTGCAGTTCGGCAAGAGCCGCGCCGAGAAAGTCGCCGGCGATATTGCCGCCTCGAAAGTCGGCACCGAAGCCGAATCTCCTGAAGATCATGCGAACCGCGTCGAACGCCGGGAAATCCTCGACCAACTCCGTCAGGGCAATCGGAAGCCGCTGCAAGACGCCCAGGCGAAACATGGGTTGACGCATCGCCAGGTGTTGAATCTCGAACACCGGGCGCGCCTCGATCCGCTCGAGGATACGGTCCACAACTTTACGGTGGAAGAAACGGAGCGCGTCCTTAAGGCTGCCCGGGCAGACAAGGATGACAAAGAGATTTCGCTACTGGAAAACATTCTGCGCCGCAAGATCAGTCGCGCCAACGCGGGCGGAGCGCGCTACTCGTGGCAGAAGGAACTAGCCGGGGCCGCTCGCTGAGGGATGTTTGCGTCTCTTCGCTCGACGTAGCAACTCGACGCTCCCCGCAACGAGAAACAGCAGGACAGCCAGAGCGATATCCATGACCAACGCCGCCACTGCCCCGTTCCACGGATTCTCAATCAGGTAAATCGGAAGGTACAGGACAGCCAGAATCCCCGTTCCCAAGTTGCGGAGAAGCCGCCAGTCGATCCACAGGCAGAGCAACACGAACATCGCTACATACTCCAACTTTCGCCGCACGAACGAAATCTTAGCCATGCACTCCACTTCGAGTCAAGCACAAGGACACTCGACCTATGCCGAAAAAGGGCAAAGCACCCCAGCCCAAAGCGAAGCCGCGCCAAGCAAAACGCGCTTCGGAAGACAAGCCTTTAAGTAAATACGAGACGCGATTTGTCACCGCATTTGCAGGCAACCAGCGGGAAGCGGCCATCGCAGCCGGTTCTAAGCCGAAGAGCGCCGGCGCGATCGGCAACCGGGTGTTTCACCGCCCGAACGTGCAGAAGGCCATCCGGCAGAAGCAGGATGCGTTTCTTGCCGGAGTCGGCGAACAGCAGTCCCGCGGGGTCACGGTCACGCGCAACGACATCATCAACCGCCTGGATGAGTTGTCGCAAAAAGCCGACAGCGATTCCACCCGAGTCAGCGCGCTCCGCGAACTCGTGGACATCTTCGGGCTTAACGCACGAAATGACAAAGACATTGACTTCTTCGCCGGTTGGAGCGTTGAAGAACTCGACCAGTATGGACGCACGGGCGAACCGCCGGATTGGGTTAGATCCGGAGTTCTACCGGGCGAAGGCGAGACTTCAGGCGCAACGACAGCGGGCAAGTAGACCATCCGAGGACCTGCTGGCGCGCGCCGCCGAAGCGACCAAGGACGCCTACGTGTGGGTGACAAGCTACACCAAGACCTACAACGAGCAATGGAAACAGCAAGGCAGGCCGGGTCCTTATGAACCCTTTCCGTCGGCGAAAGAACGCCCTGACTTGCCACCCATCTTCGAGTTGCTGGCCTCCGACGAGCCGGTTTTGTGGTTCGAGAAATCGCGCACCATGATGGAGTCTTGGGCCATCATTGCCTACCTCACCGTGAACGCGCAGACGGTCCCCATGCGCGGCGTGGTGATCCAGTGCCAGAAAGAGGAAAAGGCTCGGCAACTAATCAAGTACGCCAAATGTTTGTATTCGCAACAGCCGCAGTGGTTGCAGGATCGGTATCCACTGACCAAGCCGATGCACTCGCAGTCCGATCTTTCCTGCCAATGGGCAGACGGAGGGTACGTTGTCGGTATTCCAGGGGGAGCCGATCAGATGCGTTCTTATCATCCTTGGGCGGTGTACAACGACGAAAGTTCGTTCCAGCCAGAGGCCGGCGAGTGCTACAACGAGTACCTCGCCGCAGAACCCGAGAAGATCTTCTTCAACTCCAGCGCAGGGCCGGGGTGGTACGCCGACGCGCGTCACGACATCGTGGTGAACTGTGAGCAGTAAAGTTGCCGAAGCTTTAGAGCGGACCCGGAAGTTGCCGCCGCAGACCCAAGTCGAGATCCGCCGCGGCTTGACGGTGCGCCGCACTAAGGGCGGCATTCCAGTGATCCGCCACCACTATTCCGCTAATCCGGCGCGAGACCCGGACATCAACCCCGAGTGGAAACTTACGGCGCGGCGCAAGTACACCTCGCAAGCCGCATGGGATCGTGAACAGGAAACTGTAGATAACGCTGGCGGCGGCGCGCTGGTGCTCGCCGACACGCTGATCACTCACTGGAAAAAGATCGTCATCGAAGACCCCCGATGGCATCCCGACCCCGACTGGAAAGTGGAGGCGGGATTTGACCATGGGCGCGCCAACCCGACATCCCTTGAGCGCGCCTACTGCGACTTCGGCGAGACCATCTACCTCTGCGGAGAGTATTACCAGCCGGGGCGGGAAATCTGGGAGCACGCCATCACCCTTAAGCAGATGGCCGACCTTCGCCGTATCTCCGACTGCTACGCCGATCCCTCGATCTTCCCTTTGAACGCGCAGGCGAATGTCCCCACACGGAAAGACGAGCGAGCGAAATCCTTGAACGAAATTTACGTGGAAAACGGCATTGAGATTTTCTCGCCCTTCCATGGTGACCACTCCGACATCAGCTTCGGCGAGCGAGTGCTGATGCACTGGCGCGACCTCGAAAACCGCGAGCCCACGCTAAAAATCGTCTGTCGCAACTTTTCCGAAAGTCCGCAGCCAGGCCTGCACGACTGGGATTGCCCCAATCTGCTCTGGGAAATGATGCGAATGCGGCGAGTGAAGCTTACCGCCCAGCAACTGTTGAGCCGCAACACGTCGGAAGCCATCGTACAAAAAGACAATCATGCGCTCGACGCCGCCAAGTACTTAGTGATGTCCCATCCCGAACCCTCAAAGAAGTCCTACGACAAGCGCGTCGCCGAGCGTGTCGAGAAAGTCTTCAAAGAAAACGACATGACCACCGCCATGCTGCAACTCTCGAAGATCCAGCAGGAAGAACGCGAGAAGGAACCGGGCCAGCAGGTCTACTACGGCGGCAACATCCGGCAACGACTGGCCGAGGAAGCGCGCAAAGGCAATGCTGGAAGAGGTGGCGACCGATGAGCAGGATGGCGAGCAGGATTATGCGAAATCTTTGGCTATTTTTTGCCAGTTTATTGCTGGTGAGTGCGGCTTCAGGCCAGGTCTCGATCAATACCAACCTGACCACGGGAACGATGACGAGCGGGGTCGCCAACCTCTACCGCACCGCTTACCTGCACTTCCAGCTGGTGAACTGCGGCGACAACATCCCCGTCATGCCGGGACAGCCGAACGCCGTAATTCAGGACTCTTTCGACCTGCGGCCTGCGACTCCCGGCTCCGCCATCGTGGGGGAGATCATCGGCAACGACCAGATCACCTGCGGCAACGTGATCTCCACCTACTACGAAGTGACGGCCATGAAGGACGCCTCCCATCCCCTGCGAAACGGCATCCCCTATGTCATTTGCTCAGCGAGCGCCGGCATCAGCACTTGCGGCAATGCGGCCAGCCTGGGGGCGTTCAACCTGATCACCGCCGATCCCATGAGCCAGCCCCCGCCAGCGCCGGGCTTCACGGAAATCTACGGCAACCCGACTAACAGCCAGACGATCAACCAGCCGATCAACGGCATCGGAGGCTGGAGCGGGCTGAGTACCTCGTTCACCTTCACCAACGGTCTGACTCTCGGACCAGTGACGACAGCGCAACTGTCCTTGTTGACTGGCTTCACCACGATGGTGATGACGAGTGATTCTGTTCCTGGGTCGAATCCTTGCACCGGCGGCGGCAC